GGCAAAATATATTTATATGCCATCTGAAGAGGGTACTAAAAAACGTAGTGTCAACACAGATATTGGGTTTGTGATATGCTCTACTTCAACCCTGATGTGGAGTCCATTTTCCCCTACCTGTCAGCAATGTAAAAATGCCGAAAGGTGTAAAAAGGAAACGGAAATCAAATATCCTGAGTTGTACCGTATAAGAATTGAAAAATATGGCGAAAGAAGATAATGTATTGACGGAAGACTTTTTATTTGAGCTATATTATGCTTGTTTTACATACGATTATGTATGTAATTTAGTCTGTGAATATATGCAAAAATCATATTTGCCAGGTAGGGATTTCCAAGCCTTACATGGGTATATATGCAAATATTTCACAGAGCATAAATCAGCCCCAACTCTTAACATCATTAGCCAGATTGTTTCTATGAACCGTGAAGTATCGGCTCTATTAGAAGACATTAAAGACTGTGCTGAAGGTGTAGAGCCTGAAATCGTATTGGAGCAATTTGAAAATTATTTGCGACAAGTCAAATTCCAAAAGACATATAAAGAAATAGGCGAATTGTATGCCAAACAAGACCGAGACAAAGCTCTGAAACTGTTACAATCATTTGCGGAATGGCAAAACGATTTCAGTCTACGCCAAAACTCTTTTGTGGATGTTATAGAAACATTTGAATCTCGTTTTCGCCGAAATCGCGAAAAACACAATCAAGAATCTAAATTAAAACCAATAACCCGATTTTATATTGATGGGTTGGACGAAATGAACGGTGGTAGAGATTTGCGCACCCAGCTTACTTGTTTTTTGGCTCCAACAGGTGTGGGTAAAAGTCATGCAGCCCGATGGATTGGCAAATGTGCTTCACAAATTGACGGTTTGAATGTATTGCACTTTCAGTTGGAAGGATCGGAAGATGAAGTAGCAGACGCATATTCTGCATCATTAGTGGCTTGTAATACTTATCGTTATAGTACAGGTACTATTAAGGACCGAGAACTGAATCGTATGATAGAGGAAATCAAAGCTATGTCCGGTACTTTAAAAATAAAATCGTTCCCAAAATTCGCCAATCAAGTCAGCACTATTGATATTAAAAATGGTATTAGTGAATATAAAAAGATTTATGGTCTAGCTCCAGATGTTGTAATCATAGATTCAATGGACCTTCTTAATGATTCTAGTGGTCGCAAATGGAGCGAAAATGGTGAACGTCATAAACGTGTAGCTGTAGCTAATGACTTAAAAGATTTGGCCGGAGATGAAAATGTATGGATGGTAGTAACATATCAAGCTACCATTGAAAACAGGGATTGGTTAAACGATGAGAAAAATGTACTGACAGAATATAATTGCGCTGAAGCTAAAGGACTAAGCCGTCCAATGACGCACTTAATTACTTTGAACCAAAGTGTAAATGAGATGCGTGAGAATACTATGCGTTTAAATGTTGCCAAATCACGCTTCTTCAAAAAAGGAGACCCATTTAAAATCGCTACAGATTATGAAAATGAATGTTTTTATGATCGGGCAAGAACATTGAATATCAGTAAAGTAGGTTAATATGTATTTGAGTAAAGAAGAAAAGAACCATATCATCCAGGAGCTTATTGTGGAATTACACGCTAAGCCAGATGGAAGTGGAAAGAACCTGATAGTCCCCACATGCCCTTACTGTGGACGTGAAGGGGGTAAATTCGGTATCTATATAGGTGTAGAAACAGAACGTAAAAAACCATTTATGGCCCACTGCTTCAAGTGTGGCCATTCTACACTTACCCTTGAACAGTTATTAACCGACATAGGCCGTACAGACCTGATTATTGCCGACACATTTGATTTAAATGGCGATAAAAACCTTAATGCCTTTTCTTTTTTGGATGATGATGACAAAGAGATAGACGATTCACTGTGCATTGTAGATATGCCAGACGGTTATAAACGAACTTACTTTAACAAATATTTGAAACAACGTGGCTTTATCGAAGAAGACTACGATTGTTTCCCAGTGGGCACTACACGTCACATGAATTTCAAATATGACGATTATGTGATTTTTCCTATCATTGATGCAGGGGATATTGTAGGATATATCTCCAGACATATCTGGAGCAAACAAGAGATAGATGAATACAACCGAAGAGCCAAACACAATGGTAAATTTCAAATCATGCGCTATAAAAACAGCACTGAAAATGATTTCGTAAAACTATTGTATAATTATGATATGGTCATAGAAGACATAACCGATACCGTAATTATTGTGGAAGGAATCTTTGATGTTATCGCCCTCACCAGGAAGCTTAACCTATATCACAACCACTTAATAGCTGTAGTGGCCACATTCGGTAAAAAAATTTCGGATGTGCAAATTTATAAATTGCAAGCGAAAGGGGTCAAAACCATTGTGATTGGATATGATGGCGATGCAGTTGACGCTATCAAGAAAACTGGAGAGCAACTGAATGAATATTTTGATGTATATGTCGCCGACATTGAAGATCCTACACAAGATTTTGACAGCTTAGACTTCTGGGATATATACGACACTTTTGCCTTTGGTTTAAAAACATTGACAGAATACAAACTTAATAAAATTCAATTATGAGCGAAGACTTGTTACATTGGCTACACACCAACAAAATATGCTATCATATTATAGATGAGGATGTTATTGAAATTGAAGGGTTCGGAAAAATGTTTTATGAAGATACCAATATGCTGAAATCCATTTTTCGTGTTGATGCTGACAACAACATTAAATTCAACACAATGGAAAACATTCAAACATTACAAGATGAAGGTATTAACTATATTGTTTTTCAATTTGGTGATAATTGGTATTACTATGACATACGCGAAGACTTTAAATTCAATATCTTAAAATATGTCGGCAAACGCAAACCATTAGTTCATCAGCAACCATTTGTCAATTTGGGAGTTCATACTCCTTTTGAATTGCTAAATGGAAGCTTTTCATTAAAAGACTGGGTGCGTAAAGCTAAATATTTAGGTCAAACAGCTTTAGGTATTTGTGACTATAACACGATGGCAGCTACCCTAATTCTTCAGAAAGAATGTGAGGCAGCCGGTCTTAATTGGGTGTTTGGATATTCGTTAACATTTACAGACGGGATCAATAAAATAGATGCTAAAATCTATTGCCAGACCCAAGACGGTTTGCAAAACTTACTGAGAATTCAGAAAAGCATTAATGTAGATTCGGATAATAAAATCATAGACCTACAAGATTTGCTGAAATATGGTCCAGGCAACGTGATTGTGTTCAGTAAATACGCTTCGGCATGGCTAAAGGAAATCGGCGATAACATAGGCCGTTTTTTGAACAGTTTTGATGATTGTTTTTATCAATTGGATTTAGCCGAATTTAAGGCAGAACGTATTGATATAAAGGTGCTGGAAGCTACCAAATGTTATTTTGACCACTTGTACAACACAGGAGACCTGCCTCCAGTTTTAATTTCTGACTGCTATTATCTGGATAAGGATGATGCAAAAAATAAAATCATACTTAACAAGATTGCAGAAGGGGCGGCGCACGAACAAAGCGATGACCAATATTTCAAAGATTTGGATGAACACTGGGAAACCATATCCGCTCTATTTGATGCAGAGAAATGGGATATTGAAGACATCTTTAACTGGGCGTGTGAAAATACAGTCAAAATTGCAGAAAGAGCTAAGGCACGATACGAAATAGACCGAAATTTCATGCCTCAATACGACATGACTATATCGGAACAACAGCAATATACTGACCGACACGATATGTTTTTATCGCTCCTAGAAGACGGTTTTAATAAATTGGTTCCAGCAGACAAGAAAGAAATTTATCGCAAACGGTTGGATTATGAAATCTATGTATTGGAATCGACCAATAATGTAGATTACATGCTGGTGCAGTACGATACCGTTAACTGGGCCAGAGAGCATGGTATTTTGGTTGGATGCGGACGTGGTTCTGCCGGAGGGTGCTTAGTATTGTATCTTTTGGGTATTACACTAATCGACCCAATTAAATATGATTTACTGTTTGAACGCTTTTTGCTTCCAGAACGTGCCGGGTTATACCCATCGGATGTCACCATCGTAGGCGCAGATATGAATTCAACCGATTACATGGAAGTAGAATTGGCTAATCACAAAATTTACAAAATAGATAAAGATGCCCAATTATTAGTGAAACGTGAAGGCGAAGATGAGCCTATTGTAATATATGCTGATGAATTACAAGCAGGTGATGACATTCAATTTGATAATCGAGATCTGTTATTTACCTTAAATGAAATTGCTCAATGATTCCAATTTTAAGAAAGCCAGGATGGGATTTAAATCCAAATGACAAAATAGTTAACGCTATTCTTAAACGCTGTGAAGCCAATAACGGCGAATGCCCATGCCACAATGATTCTGAGGACAAACACTGTCCATGCAGTGCATATCGAGAAAAAGATGTATGCCATTGTAATCTATATGTAAAACAACAATAGTATGAAACATGAAAGATATGATTTTAACTGATGAGATGCAGAAAGTGATGGATCTCGTTAAGAATACTGACAGCAATGTATTCGTAACCGGAAAAGCAGGGTCCGGCAAAACGACATTTCTTAAATATTTGATTGCCAATTGTGGAAAAAATTGTATTGTGACAGCACCTACAGGAGTGGCTGCCATTAATGCCGGAGGCGTAACCCTACACAGCATGTTTGGCATTCCTTTTGGTCCGATAACCCCTTATGACAAATTAGAAAATCGGTTTTCGGAATACAAGACTGAATTGCTTCTGAAATTGCAGTTGCTCATCATTGATGAAATAAGCATGGTTCGCCCAGATATATTAGATACGATTGACCGTAAACTCCGTTGGGTATGTGAATGCGATGAGCCATTTGGCGGTGTACAGATAGTCATGTTCGGAGACCTGTTCCAGTTACCACCGGTAATCAAGAAACAAGACCGTGAAATCTTATCGAATTATTACGATGATTTTTTCTTCTTCAATGCACAGGTATTCAAACGTACCGGTTTTCATGTAGTTGAATTGACCACCATATTCCGTCAAACCGAGCCTGAATTTATCAATGTGCTTAATCATATCCGGGACTACCGTGTCACTTCAGAAGAACTGGATGTGCTGAGCGAATTGAAGGACCGCAAAGCCAGCAACAATTATGATGGCGAGTACATTCATATCTGCACTCATCGAGTAGATGTAGAAAAAATCAATACAGAAAAATTGGGCAACCAAGATATACACACATACGATGTCAATATGCAAGGCGACTTTCCAGAATCATCTGTGCCATGCGATTTACATTTAAAATTACGTATTGGAGCCAGAATTATGGCATTAGTTAATGATCCGATGAAAGGATATTATAACGGTATGCTGGGAGTCATAACAGCTTTAGAGAATGATTATATCAAAGCCCGAATGGATAATGGTTCTTTTATAAAATTTGAACGTTATACTTGGTTAAATACGCGATATGCGTTAAAAGACAATGAAATTGTAAAAGAAGAAATAGGCTCATGTACACAATTTCCTCTTACGCTTGCATGGGCTATTACTATTCATAAAAGTCAGGGACTTACATTTGACAAAATCGTACTTCACGTTTCCCGTACATTCTGTCCAGGGCAATTGTATGTAGCGTTAAGCCGTTGTCGTACACTGGATGGAATTGTGTCGGATGCTTATATTACCAAACAAATGGTAATTCCTGAATATGCCTTAATTGATTTTGAAAGAGCATACAAAAGTGAAGGTAATTATTATGGCAAACGAATAGATTAAAAATATGAAAGTCATATCAATTCAACATAAAACATCATCTAAAGCAGTCTCAACCATAGACTGCTTTGTGGATAGCGGATATTTACAAGGTCCTGGAGGTTCACTTCCAGATGTTGATACCGACTTCCAATCAGACCGCAGACAGGAAGTCAAAGAGTATATTGAACAACGATATAACCATGATGGAAAACAGCGTGTATTTTCTGCCGGTACATTTACCACATTGAAGCTAAAAGCCGTGCTTAAAGATGTTGCCCGTGTGCATCGTGTGCCAGTTAATATTGTTAATTATATCACCGCCATTTTTGAGGATGATAAAATGACGTGGACAGATTTGTTTCTGTTGGCTGCCACCAATAAAAAGGTACATAGCTTCATTATGGAATATCCGAAAGTAATTGAAGATATTCGTACTTTGATGGGCCAGCCGCGTTCTTCATCTATACATGCTTCGGCTTTGCTGGTTACTCCAGATACTAAAGACGGTAAGGATATGGAGTGTTTTGATTTCACGCCAATTAAAAAGGTAGATGGAATGCTGGTGAGCGAATTGGATGGATATTCATTGGACGAACAAGGATTGCTGAAAAATGACTGTTTGGGTATTAAGGAGTT